CTTGTCGGACGCTCCCTTCGGGCGTCGCCTTGGCCGGCCACCTGCGGTGTTGCGCCGCTTGCCCGTGGGCCCGCGCCACCGCTCTGACCGACCTGCCGACAGCGCTCGACGACAGGCAGCTCGGTCGCCTCCTCGACCGCCACCCACGAGATGCCGCATGACCGGGCTCATCGTCGACCTGGACTGTGGCGCAGGCGGCGCCTGCATCCCGCCACCGGCCCGCAACGCAAGACGGACGACAGAGGACAGAGTCATGACGACCGCACAGGCAGAAAGCAAGGTGGTCCCGGCCTCGCTCATCATCGACCTCTTTTGCGGGGCAGGTTTAGGCGGCTGGGCCGCCGGACTCGAGATGCTCGGACATGACCCCGCCGACACCCTCGGGTTTGAACACGACCGGCATGCCGCCGCGACCCACACCGCGGCAGGGTTCCCCACCGTCGTCGGTGACCTGTCGGCCGTCCCCGTCGATCTCATGTCGGGCGTCGACGGACTCATCGCCAGCCCCCCCTGTCAGGCGTTCTCCATGGCTGGGAAGGGCAAGGGCCGCGACGCCATCGCCGACCTGCTCGCCCACATCGCCCTGTGCGCCGACGGGTGGGTGCCACCTGCCGGCGACCTGTGCGCCGACGACGTCCGCGCCGACCTCACCCTCCAACCCCTCAAGTGGGCCGACGCGCTCCGCCCCACATGGATCGTCTGCGAACAGGTCCCGCCAGTCCTCCCCGCATGGGAACACATGGCCCGTGTCCTTGAGCAGTGGGGCTACTCGGCGTGGACCGGTCTGCTGTCCGCTGAACGTTGGGGTGTCCCGCAGACCCGCAAGCGTGCCATCCTCATCGCCCGCCGCGACGGCACCCCTGCCGTCCCGCCGACGCCGACCCACACCGCATACGACCACCGGGCACCAGACGGCGGACGCACACCGCTGCCGTCCCTGTTCGACGACGACCTGCTGCCGTGGGTCTCGATGGCCGACGCACTCGGCTGGGGCGATCACACCGTGAACTACGCGGCGGGTGCGATGGCCCACGCAGCTGCAAGGTCGATGGATGAACCGGCGTCGACGCTGGCGTTCGGACACAACGTCGCACAACACCAGTGGCAGTACGTCAACGGCACCCGAGACAACGCCGCAACCCGCGACCCCGAACGTTGGCAGCTGTCGTCGGCAGGAAAGACGGGGCTAGCGCACCGGGACGCCGACCTGCCAGCAACACCCATCACCGGCGCAGGAAACGCCGTCTGGACCACCGACCGTCCCGCGACCACAGTCGTCGGATCGTTCCGCCCCGACATCATCGCCGCCCCCGGCTGGCGAGGCGCAGGCGACGGACCACGCCAAAACGCCGAAGGATCAGTCCGCGTCACCGTCGAACAGGCCGCCGCCCTCCAGTCGTTCCCGCCCGGCTGGCCGTGGCAAGGACCCAAAACTTCCCGTTACCGGCAGATCGGTAACGCCGTCCCGCCGCTGCTCGCCGCAGCGGTCCTCTCGCCCCTCCTCGACCGCCACCCACGAGATGCCGCATGACCGCCTACGCAGAGTTCATGTCACGCAAGCGCAGCGTCGCACCTCCCGTCGGTGTCGACGTGAACCGGTCCGACGTCCACGAGCTGCTGCACGACTGGCAGGCGTACGTCGTCGCATGGGCATGCCGCACAGGCCGCGTCGCACTGTTCCAGGACTGCGGGATGGGCAAGACACTCCAGCAGCTCGAATGGGCCCGGCTCGTGTCCGACCGTTCGCTGATCATCGCGCCTCTGTCCGTCGCACGCCAGACGATCGCCGAAGCACGCAAGATCGGCCTTGACGTCACATACACCCGCGGACCACTCCCCGGCCCCGGCGTCCACATCACCAACTACGAGATGGCCGAGCATGTCGACCCGTCCACCTACGGCGCCGTCGTTCTCGACGAGTCGTCGATCCTCAAGGCCGTCGGTTCCAAGACCCGCATGATGCTCACCGACTCGTGCCGCGACGTGCCATACAAGCTCGCAGCGACCGCCACGCCGGCACCCAACGACGTGGCAGAGATCGTCAACCACGCCGAATGGCTCGGACAGATGGACCGGGCACAGATGCTCGCTGCCTACTTCATCAACGACCAAGACGTCGGCGCGTGGCGGCTCAAGGGGCACGCCCGCAAGCCCATGCTCGACTGGATGGCCACGTGGATCGTCGCGGCCCGCTATCCGTCCGACGTCGGCGGCCGCGACGACGGCTATCTGCTGCCACCGTTGCACGTCCTCGACGTCGTGGTGCCCGTCAACATCGACGCCCCCGGCCAGCTGTTCCCGACAGACCTCGGCGGCGTCGGCGGACGGGCCAACGTCCGCCGCCAGACCCTCGAAGCCAGAGTGGCAGCAACAGTCGCCACGACCGGCCACGCCGACCAACACATCGTCTGGTGCGGACTGAACGACGAAGCCGACCAGGTCACCGCCGCAATCGACGACGCCGTCAACGTCGAAGGGTCATGGTCCGCCGAGGACAAGGCAGACGCCATCGACGCCTTCGTCGCCGGACATGTCCGGGTCCTCGTCACCAAACCGTCGATCGCCGGGTTCGGGATGAACTTTCAAAACTGCTCGAAGATGACGTTCTGCGGACTGGGCGACTCCTACGAAACCTACTACCAGGCCGTCCGTCGGTGCTGGCGGTACGGGCAGTCCTCCGACGTCACCGCATGGGTCGTCGTGTCCGAGCTCGAACGACAGATCGTCGACAACGTCAACCGCAAGGCACGAAACGCCGGCTGGCTCGTCGACGAGCTTGCAGCCCGATCACCGATCACAGCGAAGGCACCAGCATGACAGCGACCACCGGGTACGCGACCGACACGACCACCGGAGACGGCTGGACGATGATGCTCGGCGACTCGTGCGAACGTCTCGACGAGGTCGAAGACAGCTCGGTAGACCTCGCCGTCTACTCGCCGCCGTTCGCGTCGCTGTTCACCTACAGCCCGTCCGAACGTGACCTCGGCAACTCCACCACCCGCGACGAGTTCCTCGAACACTACGGGTTCATCTCCCGCCACGTCCTGCGCACCCTCAAGCCCGGACGCATCGCCGCAGTCCACGTCCAGCAGCTCACGACCACCAAGTCCACCCACGGCTTCAACGCCCTGACCGACTTCCGCGGCGACGTGATCCGCCAGCACATCGCCGACGGATGGTGGTTCCACGGCGAGAACACCATCGACAAGGACCCGCAGGGACAAGCGATCCGTACCAAGGCCCACTCCCTGATGTTCGCGACGCTCGAACGCGACTCGACCAACAACCGGATGGCGCTGGCCGACTACTTGCTGCTGTTCCGGAAGCCCGGCGACAACATCACTCCGGTCCTGCCCGTCCAGAACGGACAGATGACCCGCGATGACTGGATCGAGTGGGCACGGCCGATCTGGACGGGGATCCGCGAGCACAACACCCTCAACGTCTCCCAAGCACGCGAGGACGCCGACGAGCGCCACATCTGCCCGCTCCAACTTGACCTGATCGAACGTGTTGTGAGGCTCTACACCAACCCGGGTGAAGTCGTGCTGTCCCCGTTCGCGGGGATCGGCTCCGAAGGTCACGAAGCGGTCAGGCTGGGCCGCAAGTTCATCGGCTGCGAGCTGAAGCCGTCGTACTGGTCGACCGGAGTCGAGAACCTCCGGAGGGCGCAGACCATCCGCGACACGCCCCGTCTCGACGTCGGCGGTGCCGCATGACCGAGCCTGTGATCCTCGGTGTCGACCCTGGCGCTCGCACCGTCGGCGCCGTCCTCCGCCAGGGCAGCGCCCTGCGCGGTCACATCGCGATCGTCCGCGACTCGCCCCTCGGCTTGATCGAGGAGTGGATCGCCGCCGTCGTTCCGGCATAAGCGCATGGGCCGACTACGACGGTGCGCTCGAAGACGCCCACGCCACCGGTTGGACCGTCGACCTCGTCCTCGTCAACGACGCGATCGGGCCGCGAGACGTCCACCACGACCGCCACCAACCGCACGCGCCCGACGAGGAGCAGACCGATGAGACGCTTTG